CCCAAGACCACCCGAAATGATTGTAGCACCAGTAATGTTAGAAGTTGATTGGGTTGTGTCAAGTACAACTACACTATTGGACACGATATCCTCCACAAAGATGTCTTTACCGTGGATATTTTTGGTGACCCCGAGACCACCAGAAATGATTACAGTACCAGTTGTTTTAGAAGTTGCATCTGTCTGGTCAGTTGCGTTGACTGTAGCACCATAGATACCCTTAGCAACCCCAAGACCACCCGAAACGATTACCGCACCTGCAGCGTTAGACGAAGCTTGGGTTGTGTCAAGTACAACTACACTATTGGAGACGATATCCTCTACGAAAATATCTTTACCATGGATATTTTTGGTGACCCCGAGACCACCGGAAATGATGACAGTCCCCGTGGTTTTAGAAGTAGCATCTGTTTGGTCAGTTGCATTGACTGTAGCACCGAAAATACCTTTTTTCACACCAAGACCACCTGTAATTTGTACGGCACCAGTTGCATTAGAGGAAGCTTGTGTTACATCAGTCACGGTAAGACTATCAGCCTCGACATCTTGTAGGTTAGCATGTTGTCCATATATTTTCCCAGCAACCCCTATTCCACCCGCGACTATGAGTGCACCAGTGGTTGTTGTAGTAGAGTCAGTTGTAGAACTTACGTAGGCGTTTCCTACAACGTGTAACTCTGCATGTGGATTCAATGTTTTGATACCAACTTTACTATCCACTGAGTCGACATATATGGTACCACTATCCACCGTGAGATCACCGCTTATACTCGTATTTCCTGAGACGACTAAGATATTGGAACCAAACTCATCAACATACAAATTTGAACCGACATCAAGAGTGTGCATTGGGTCAGTGTTCAAAATACCAACATTAGCTTCTGTGTAAAGACGACCATATACGTGCACATTGATATCTTCGGAAGTTAGGGGTGTGATGACATGACTATCAGCACTACTTTCGGTGAAACCCATCACGATTTCTTTAGAGGATTCTACAAATCCGATAGTTACATTGGAATTGGGGCGTGTCATGATGAGACCCAAATCGAGTGTTGTATCACTAGATGTATTGTTTTGACCCAACTCGATGATGGCATCTTTAATTTTGAGATTTTCTGTGGTTATCGATGTCACACCGCCATTTACAGTGAGATTACCATCCAATAAAACGCCACCAGATATGACAAGTACATTCGAACCTGTGTCACTAACGTATAGGTTTGAACCCACACTGAGAGTGTGACCTGGCGAAGCATTTGCGATACCTACATTCGATTCAGTGACCAAAGAAGTTGTGTTACTCACAAATCGTACGACGTATGATGATGTATTACCTTGAGAAGTTGTAGCTTCAAGACCAGTATTACCAATGATATCTTGGGCTGCTTGACCAGATTCAACTAGTTCTTTTGTTATCGTGTTATACATCATGAGTACAATTTCAGCCTTTGAAGTATAGGTATCATCAAATCGCACGGGTGTTATATATATAGCACCAGCATTAGATGTATCGATGGCGGTATTACCCGCATTTAGAACAATCGTATTCTCACCCTGGTCTTCCGTACAATTTTTACCAAACCGGATTTTTGTGGATCTCTCCACCGTCGGCAATGTCTTGACCATTTAATATAGATTAGTATTTTAATTTGCATAGAGGAGACCTGCCATACCATTTTCGATACGGAGGATGTTATAATTGACCGCGTATATAGGGTCGTTTATAGGCATGGACTCACTCATGATCTTTACGGAGTCTAAGCGACTGAAGTTGAGAGTGCCTGTAGGTTGGAGGGAACTTGTTGAGAGGCAGAAACAATAGAGAAAGAAGTCTGGGGAAGTCACAAAGTTTGTGTGGTAATAGCTCGTGACATCAATGAAATGTGGTTTACCCCACTTATAATTACCGACATCAAGTCCGTTGATGTTCAATTTGACTTTATTCGTGGGTGAAGTAAGTGCACCATTGGTCGTGGTGTCTGAAGATGCGAGGTACTTAATTGGGTGATTGAAACTCAAATCTTGTGTAAGACTCCGTGATGCGATGTTCTTTTGTACTTGGGTGATGAGAAGGTCATGCTTTCTTGAAGCAATGTTACCACGCTCCTGATTATCGAGATAGTAATAATTCGCAAAGCACTCTATATTATAAGTAGAGGCTGCAGTCGCCCAGTGAATTCGTATTTCGACGTTATGATAATTCAGGGCTACAAGGGGGAGTGCACATTTGGGTCCTTCACAAAAGAAAAAGCGCAGGGGGTAGAAATAAGAACGGGCACTTACACCAGGGTGTGTACCATTCGAACTCTTGGAAACATTTTGAGCGAACGTATCGATAGCAATTTTTTCGGTGAAGATTGCATCTTGAGTATCCACGAGGGATCCACCGATATAAAGTTCAACTTTATCGATGATCGTGTCCCATCGTTGGATATCTAGGGCTTGGGTGGTATCATCGAGTGTAAAATATACATGCCCGAGAAGGTCTCCAGATCGTTCGAATTGAACACTGGACATCGAATTGTTTTTCACCGCTCCATGGATTGTTTGTTTTTCAATGGATTGTGAAAAATTAGCATGCCTTTTGAATGTTGAACTAAAGAAAGAAATTTCAGGTTCACCAGTGATGTATTCATCCTGGGCACCGATTGCAATCAATTGAACAATACCAGCTGACATGGTATACTAGTATAAGGGGAGAAAATTACATATTAGGTTTTCTACACACGAAACGGAGAACTAGAAAGTTATCTTTCGCGGGAGTTGAGGGAACAATGGGGACTCCATTTTGATTTCGGATGGTTACATTTAACCGATCTACACGACGAATTGGATCAATATATTGTGTTACAATTGGGTATTCATCTTTATAGTTAATAACGAGATCTTCAGACTTTACAATACTCGCGAATGAATTGCGAATAATACTAAGGGGAGCCTGTCCATCGTACACATTAGAGGTTCGGTCACTGAAAATCGAATCAAGTTGATCGATAGATACATAACAGTGTTCGGTGGCGACATTAGAATTAATACGAGCGGCAAAAAGTCTAGCCTGAACAACATTCTTCAGTGGCTGGTTGAGAAAGCATGTGAATGTATTCGCACTCTCCTGTCCGATAGTGTCAACTGTTATAGTATGATACTCGTAATTGAGATCTGGAATTGTCTCAGTGGGAGAAGTAATGAGAGCCATTTATAGTTAGCTTAGATTAAAGATCCACCGATTCCATCCTCAATCGCGTACCCAGCATGGTCGGCGACGAGCTTTTGGGCACCGCATAAACCACCTGGGGTGAGACCCATCGAATAGACTTCATCATCCTTACCACCACCGGCGACACAGTTAATGTTTGACTTGAGATCAAAGATTGACGCCTCACTCACAGTCTTGATCCTGATTGGCCTGGGTTGATAAGCACTCGCATTACGGGTAAGCGCGAGGGCGACGATCAGCAGGATCATAACAATTATGGAAGTAATCCCATTACGGTTCGCTTGGTTTAGCTTGAACATTTATTATATGTATACATTTTTTTAAAGTGCGTTAAAGATATTTTTTTTAGTTTCTACATAGAGAGTAGATGGACGAAGAAATTATTCTCGACCGAGGAAATACTACTGTGATGAAATTAGATGCTGATGAGCAGGCTCTGATGGATGAGATTGAGATATCGGCTCCTCGTCGCAGACCTGTACCACGACCTGGTCAGACGGCATACCGCCCCCCACCTCAGCAACATCAAGAGGCTATGGATGCTTTTGTGAATCCTAATAAACAATCTGCCCCTCCTCAACCTCAGCAGGATGAGGAGATTGACTATGGTGAGGATGAACCAACTTTTTATGACGATGAACCCATGGAAGGTCCAGGATCCCAAGAGGATCAGCCTTCTAAGGGGTACACCTCGATTGACGAAGAAAAGTCAGACCTCATCAATAAACTTGGTCGTCTGGAGAAGAAGGGATTTGCAGTGAACAAAAGACTCAACGCCTATTCCAATGTCGATGAGTTGAGGTCTGAGGTGAAGCGAATTACCTATAGCATCGATGTGGAACAGTCAGTACGCTTCTCCCGGCGTATGTTGATCGCATGTGTGACTGGTTTAGAGTTCCTCAACAAGAGGTACAACCCCTTCGAGGTTCAACTCGAGGGTTGGTCTGAATCTGTCATGGAAAATGTTGATGACTATGATGGTGTCTTTGAGGAACTCTATGTCAAGTACCGCTCCAAGGTGAGTGTCGCACCAGAGGTCAAGATGATCATGATGTTAGGTGGTTCGGCGATGATGTTCCACCTCACAAACAGTATGTTCAAGTCGGTCATGCCCAACATGAACGATGTGATGAAACAAAATCCAGACCTCGTCAAGAATATGATGTCAGCCGTGCAGAACACTACTCGCGCCCCAGAAGGCTCTGCAGATGGTGCCCCTGTCGGTGGTACCGGCAATTATGAGATGCAAGGACCTGGGGTGGACATTTCAAGCCTTATGGGTGGTATCATGATGCCCCCACCACCACCCATGAACACGACAATGGTTACTCCCATGACTGAGAGTGTCGCCGAGGAGGACGATGTATCTGATATTGTTTCTATTTCGGGTGACTCCACAGGTGGTGAGGTCAAGGAGATAAACTTCGGGGCTACTACCAAACCCAAACGGACTCGCCGAAAGAAGAAGACGGAAATTAATCTCTAATTACTATATAAATGATAGCGTACTGTCCGCTGGAGGAACTGGAACCTCCCAGCAGGACACAAAAGTCTATTGCAGAGCCAGAAGAGATCAAAGAGGATATGCCTCAGATTGGTCTCGAAGAAACCGAAATGAATTACGTCATCATGGCATTCATCGCCGGCGTAATTATATTAGCCGTCTCTGATGCCACCAGGGCGTAAATGTTGAATCTACCGCGGGGTTTTCCCTCGTAGTAAGTTTAGTATGTGAATGTTTTCTTAGATTCACTATCATTATTGAATTTTATCGTCGTGAGTCTCCCGTTTACAGAAGAAAGGAGTTCTACGTGTATATCGTATGCAAAAGTTCGCCCGGAAGATGCACCAGCAGCTGGTAAAACAGTAACTTTATTCGCTGTCGTTGTCACTGTGGGACTCCATGGGTATGCATTGGTTCCACCGAACATATTCTTCGTACCGATGGCGATGGCTTGACTCGATGTCGTTCCATTACTTGTACCCCCCTGAATTTCGAGGATCATTGTACTCAAGTTAGAAACTGTCGCAGTCTCACGTAACATCATAACACATTTAGCATAAAATGCACCATTCGCGAATGTCAATGTGACATCTTTACCCTGACCAGCCGTTAGTGTGAATGTATCTGAATATTTCTTGTCAGCTACACCATCCGAGTTAGTGATTATACCACCATTCACATGAAGGGATGTGTTCGCTGTAGCACCATCAAGACCGATGGCGACCTCATTACCAAGATCAATCGCACCTTGTACCGTAAGATCGTTTCTGATTGTTAGGTTACTTTCAATGAATGTCCCACCATTCCTTGGTTGTACGACAATATTCCCGAGTGTATCCCCATAAATATTAGAAGCACCACCCGTTGTCTTAAACTCCACTATAGCATTACTCGAAGAATGCTCTACACGCGCTACACCATCATAGACATGAAACTTGGTCATGGGGTTAACCGTACCCACACCCACATTACTCGTATGTACAATGTGGAGTCCATCCGCGTCCGTACTATTATTGGTCGCACCAATCGTGATCCCAGATGTCGTATGGGTCGAATTACGGAAACCTCTAACATATCCACCGTAGTTATCGGTTGTGTACAAGAGTATACCCGTCTTCTTATTTGTCCCAGGACTTTCAAGTTTGAGCATATCGAGGTCTGTCGTTCGTGAATCATAAAGATGAACATTTGAGTCTGGAGACTTTGTACCTATACCAAGACGTCCAGAACCATCGAAACGAGCATACTCTACCTCGGTTGCCTCTCCAACCTTGTGTGTAAATGTGAGAGGACGTTTCACTGTACTATTAGAGATACTTCGGATGATGTTTAGAGATGGGTTGTCGTTTGTTGTTAAGAAGGCTAGACCTGTAATAATGAAGGAACCACCCGCGGCGAACTCAATATCACCATTCACTTTGAGCTTTGTTGCTGAGCTACTCACTGATGCATCCGTACCACCGACGATCACAAGACCACTAGGGGCAATAGACATTGCTAAGTTTGTAAGTTCTGTGTTGTCTGGGTCTACAACAGTGTCCGAAGATGTATAGGTTTTGAAGAGGTGTTGTGGTGCGAGATAGTAAATACGGTCTGGTCCTCCTTGTGCATCACCACCACCATCATTACCTTTAAAAATGAGTAGTTCAGATTTATTAAACGTCGCGTCATATATACGCTCTTGTATATATGTGTTACCAAACAGATCATTAGTTGTTCCACTGAATGTTATTTTTTCTCCAACGACGACGTTCCCGTTCACTTCCAATTTTTCACGGGCTACATCTGTACCTATACCCACATTACGCGATGTACCATTTATATACATACCCACAGTTCCAGAATCTAAAACCTTTGTGTAATTTTGTGTGATTCTATAATCACCTGAACCAGAAACACCCGTAGCCCATCCAGCCAGATTTGTATCATTATCTGATTGAATGTAGGATGTAAACACATTTCCAGTAGTTGAATCTGATTGCATTGCAATTATCGAATCCCCATCATCTTGATTATGGGCTAAAAATCCATTAGTTTTGGGGTTTACTACACCTGTAGTGACGACTTCGAGGTGTGCAGAGGGTTGTGTTGATCCTATACCTACACGACCATCAGCGCGGATGGTTAAGACTGTATTTTCAGTTGTGTAACGATCATCGGAAAGGGAAAGAAGAAGCTTCGACTTTGATTTCCCAGATGCGTTATCATATTTCCCCATTTTGAACGTGGCTCTTACACCATCCCGAGTTCCATTACCTTCCCGAGCTAATTCCAAAACAGTGCCAAGATCGGTCGTGCCTACAA